GTAAGGAGTAACAAGAGAAGGCGGAAATATAAAAGAAGTAATTAAAAAAATTAGTAAAAAAGAGTTAGAAAAAAAACTATTAAATAAGATTATGCAAGAACACGCTTTTTATTAAAAAAAGAAAAGAGGAAAACAAAAAAAAGGCGAAATGATTGGAGGAGATGGAAGAGATGATTTTTTTTGGAGTTTAAACCCGTTTAATTGGGGGAAAGAAAGCCCCGCCGATAAAGCAAAAAGAGAAGCAGACGCTCAATATTTAATAGATAAGGAAAGATGGAGATTAGAAGAAATAGCGAGAAATGCAGAACAAAGTAGAAAAGACGCAGAGGCAAGATTAGCAAGGGAGGCTTATGATGAAAATAGAATACCGAAAGCATTAAGACCTTTATATGATAAATTATTGCCCGAAGAAAAGGATAGGTTCGTTCAATTTAACTATAATGATCTGCCCGATGATGATAAATTAAAATATAACCAATTAAAACCCGACGAAAAAGTATATGTAAGAAAAATTGGAGATATAAAAAAACCACTTGCGATGGTTGCAGTAAGGAGAGCATTTGACGCATTTGACCCCGTTCAACAAGCACAAAAAGAAGCCCGAGAAGCCGAAGTTAGGGATTATCAAGCATATAAGCATAATCACCCACAAGAAACAAGCACAAGAGTTTTTAAAGATTTTAATGATTTTAAAAGTCAAGCAACAACAGCATTAGCAAAAGGAGCATTAAGCACTTTATCTATGGCGGAAGTATTAGCAACCCCTATAAATCCTATACCTTTTTCATTAACAGACACAATTAGCGGTTTATCGGGCATAACCACATACCAAAAAGATTTAAGAACAAATAGAGATAATAATATAGCAGAAACAAATGAAAGGCTTATAAGAGAAGGAAGAGAAGATGAAATTATAAAGCCTAATGTAGGATTAGATATAGCATTTAGTTTATTAGGTTTTGGAACTGCACCAACCTCAAAAACAATAGAACAATTAAAGAAAAAATTAAAAGCATTAGAGAAAAAGAGAGAAAAAATGAAAAAAGGAAAAGTATATAAAACAACAAATATAGATAAAGTTAACTATGAGATAAGTTATATAGAAGCAAGACTTATAAATTATGCAACAAAAGGAGAGGATCTAATTATAACTAAAAAGAAGAAATATAAAGATGAACTGCCGAAAAATGCGAAGCCATACAAACCAAAAAAAGAACCCAAACCAAAGAAAGAACCTAAACCAAAGAAAGAACCTAAATTAGGATTTAATGCTGATTTGATAAGAAAAATAACTATGCAAGAATTATTAGAAATGAAAGAAGATTATATAAAAAAGGCGAAAAATGAAAGTGGAGTAGATGAGGAATATTTACTTGAAATAGTTAAAAAAATTAAAGCAGAAATAGCAAGAAGAGAAAGAGAAGAAAAAAAACCAAAGAAAGAAGTAGGAAAATTAGATTTTTTAAAATTAGGCGAAAATTATACAAAAAAGGATTTTGCAACAGCAATTAATAATTATATAAGAACAAATGATTTACAATCAAAAACAAATGAAAGAGAGTTTAGAATTGATAAAAATCTCTCAAAATTATTTAATATAGAAGAAAATAAAATTATAACTTATTTTCAATCCGCAGATCTTTTTAGACCAACAGTAAACGAATTATTTAAAGAAGAACCTAAACCAAAGGAAGAACCTAAACCAAAAGAAGAACCTAAACCAAAAGAAGAACCTAAACCAAAAGAAATAACAAATCCTAAATTAGCAAAAATAGAAGAGTTTATAAATGATACGGAAAATTATTTAAATAAAAAATCAACAAGAGCCTTTAATGCATTAATGAAAAAATATAATGATAAAGATTTTATAAAATCAATTTTAGGGGCTCAAAAGTTTAATGACTTTTATCCAACATCTCAAAAATGCTTATCAAATTACAGCGATTATCTTAAATATATTGAGGAAGATGATGTTATTTTAGAACCAACAGCGGGATTAGGCTCAATAGTTTTATGGTTATTAAAAAATAATGTTAAAAGTAAAATAATTGCAACGGATTATAATCAAGATATTAACAAATATTTAAAAGAAGGGTTTAATGGAATAAATAATGTTTCAATATTAGATCATAGTAAAAGTGATTATTTAGATATGAATAATGAGTATTATAAATACAATCCATCACACATATTTTTAAACCCTCCATTTAGTAATAAAAATGATAAAAAATATTACTTAAACTTTTTATTTAAAGCTCTATATGATTTAGATAAGAGCAAATCCCCTAATTTTGACCGCCAATTATTTTTTATATCACCAAAATTAACAGACAAAAATGAGGAAAATGGTGAAACAATTAATTTTGATAATGTTGTTATTAGTAAAAATAAAAAGGCGGAAATTAAAAAAATGTTAAATATTGATGAAGATGAGTGGGAAAACTTAATACCCGATCAAATAAGAAAAGTTAATATATGTAAGGATTTTGGCGGAACTAAAATGGAAGCAGTTTTATACTATATGATTATGCTTGGTTATACTGCACCAAAGATAGAACCTAAACCAAAGAAAGAACCCGAACCAAAGAAAGAACCCGAACCAAAGAAAGAACCTGAACCCGAAATAGTAAAAGAATATAAAGAGTTAACTAATGAAGAATTAAATGATTTAAAAGAAGAATATGATGCGATGGTAGAAAATATAATAAGTGAAAATGGAAATCCATCTTATATATTAGAAAAAGTTGCATTAATAGTTGCAGAATTAACAAGAAGACAAAAAGGAAAGAAAAAAGAACCAAAACCAAAGAAAGAACCAAAACCAAAGGAAGAACCAAAACCAAAGAAAGAAGAACCGATTGAAGTCCCCGAACCCGAACCAACAAAAAAAGAAATAGAACCATTAATAAATAAATTAGAAAAAAAAATAGAAGAGTTTGAGAAGGCAGGGAGAGAACACGGAGCAGTTATTTATGATTCAGGATCATTTATTCAATTAGTCGCTTATATTGCTTTATTATTAGAATATGAAGCGAAATGTGCTATAACAGGTGCAGAAACAAAATTAGATGAGCCTTTTATTGATATTAATTCAAAATTACGCTCTCCTATGAATGGAGATTTTTATAGAAGAGCAGAAGTTATTAGTAATGATTTTTTAGATTGCATAGAACGTGGAGATAAAATGATTGTATTTCCTTTAAACTTACATTTTGGATCATCAAATACAGGACACGCTAATTTATTAATTTATAGACCTTTTGAAAAAACTATTGAGAGATTTGAACCTCACGGGGATAAGTTTGGAGGAGAAGGAGGAGAGGAAGCAGATAAAAACTTTAATATAATTTTAAAAAAAATGTTTGAAGTTGAAATGAAACCATATTTAAAAGAATTAACACCAAAGTTTATATCACCCGACCAAATATGCCCTAATCCAAGAGGGTTTCAAGATTTAGAAGGATCATTTCAAAAAGGATTGTATAAACAAGAAGGAGGAGGATTTTGTGGAATGTGGAGTTTATTTCTTTTAGAAATGCTTTTTTTAAATCCAACAAAAACAACAAAAGAAATAATAAAAGAAGCGTTAACAATTACAAAAGAAGATCCTAAAACATTAAAAAATATAATTAGAGGTTATGTAATAAAAACCGAGAGATTATTAAATGATTATGTAAAAAAAATAGATGCTAATGATGGTTTTTCATTTGAAAGAGGAAATGCTTTACAAGGTAAAAAATTACAATTTCAAGAAAAGTTATTAGAATTATTATTAAGTTTTGGAGGCAAAAGTTCACGAGTAAAAATATTGCAAGAAGACATTAGCAAACAAAAAAAGAAAAAAGATGAACTTAAAGATTTATTAAAATTATTTGATAAAAAAAATATATATGAAATAAATGAAATGGCGAAAAAATTATATAGAATGGGTTTAACAAATCCACAACTACGAACATATTCAAAACAAACATTAATAGACTGGTTGCTTGATAGAAGTATAAAGACTGATATGCATGGAAATATTAAAGAAAAAATAAAAGAAGTATTTGACTATTTTAAAGAGCCTCTCCCATAAAATCTCTCTATTTTAAATAAATAAATCTTAAAAAATAATAATAGTTTAAATATATATATAAATAATAATAGTTAAATATATATATACAAATGTCGCAAACAAACGCATTCAAACAAGCAAATAACCCCGATAGAGTTTATTATGATATATTGCAGACAAATATAGGAAGAAACACAGAAACACCAGCCCGATTTATAGAAACAACTGATACGCCTATTATTAACAATACGGGAGATTATAAAATGAGTGTTGTTAGATTTCAAATTGATACGCCTAATATGCCCGTTTTAATAATTCAACCTAATACAGATAATTCAGTTGATCCAGCCACCCATTTTGGTTCTAATAGTGGTTATATTGCAACGGATTATTTTCTTACTTTTAACTATTATGGGGCAGACGGACAAAAAGGAGACGCTCCCGTTGTTATTCAATTTTTTATAGACTGGAAGCCCGAAAATCCAAATCTTTATAAACCCTCTTTTGATGAATATAAAGATGGAAAACATATTAATTTTGAATATTTTTATTGTTATTCATATTCTTATTTTTTTGACTTTATTGTTAATCAATCAATACAAATAAATTATGGAGGTTTTGCTGATAGTATTAATACTTATCTCCCCGCTGGGAGTGAAAAAGACCTTTTTATAAATCAATTTTCTCATTTTGCATATCCGCCTACTTTTGAATGGGACGAAGCATCACAAAAAATAAATGTTATAGTTCCGCCATTTTATTTAACTACTAATTATTATGGTGCAGTCGCACCAACATCAAGCGTAAGTTTTCCGATTTTAATTGGGAAAACAACATCAGTTCCTCCCGCTACTGATGTTCTTTTTTGTTCTCTTGTTGTTTCGCCTAATTTTTATACTTTAATTTCAACTTTTCCAGCCCGAATTATTAATCCTCAACTTGCGGGAGTATATCCCGAAGCTTATGAATTACTTTTTAGAACTAATTTTATAACTAATTGGATTAAAAACCCAGCTGGTTTTACAAGTTGGGCTTATACTGATACGGGGGGTTTTTCGCCCGATTTAACAGAGGCTACTTATGTTTATCCCGAATATTTAGTAAAAGCGGAGCAAGAATGGAGTTCAATTGATTTAATGACCCCAATTAATAGTATAGTTTTTACAACAAATACGCTTCCTCTTGTTCTCAATCAACAATCCGCAATTCAATCAAAGAATAATAAAGATGTTTATACACCAACAACACAAGGTTCTTTAAATCAACATATTTTAATAATTACAGATTTAATGAGTAATCAACAAGGTTATAGACCAAATATTTTATATGTTCCAAGCGGACAATATCGATATATAACTCTTACTGGAAATCAATCATTAAACCAAATAGATATAAATGTTTTTTATCAACTAAAAACTGGCGAATTAATCCCCTTTATGCTTACAAATGGAGGCACAGCATCAATTAAAATATTATTTGAAAAGATTGTTTTAGGTGAGGCAGAGAAATTACAATTTGCAAATATGAGTATGAGAGATTTAGGACTATAAAGAGGGGACGCCCCCTCACGGCGTTTTTTGGTAAAACCTTTTTTTAAAAGGTTTTGTTTAGAATAATTTATATATATTTATATTTATAATATATATAAAAAAATGAGTGCAGATTTTAAAACCGCTTTAATCAAAGATTCTCGTATTTCGCAAATAACGGATCAGCTTACATACGCAGTAATGGCGGGTGGCTCTTCCGTGAATTATCAGTCATTCCCCGCTATTTCGCCTAATTCAACAAGTATTACTTTTAATGTTAATGTTCCAAGTGAAAATACTATTGTAAATCGTGAGGTTCTAATTAAGACAAAAATCAATTTTACATTAGAAATTACTAATGTTGATGTTGGTGAGTTTGCTATTGATTTAGGAACTGGTAAAGATGCTCTCGCCCCATTTTGCCTCAATCAATTATTTCAAACCGCAACCGCTCAAATTAACAACACTTCCGTTTCAGTTAATTCGCAAGATGTTCTTCCATGTATTCTTGCTATGACTTCGCAAGAAGAATTATCTAAATATAATGGTATGACCCCTCATTTATTAGATAATTATTATGCTAAATATACTAATGCCGTTGGAAATATTAATAATCCTCTCAATTCTTATGGTATAAGTTGCCCCGATAATTCTTATGTGGGGCGTGGTTCTCATAGAATAACAATTTTGTCTGCGAATAGATTAGTTTCTCCATCTACTAATTCAAAAACATTAGAATCTTCGGATTTAACTGATGTTTTCACTATTGGTCTTCAAGTGGAAGTATGTGAGCCTCTTTTCTGCTTATCACCTTTCTTGTATGGTTCGCCCGAGTTCAACTCACAAGGATTAGTCGGTATTCAAAATATTAATTTTAACCTAAATATTGATTCAACATTTTCACGCTTTTTTTGTTCGGGACAAGCATGGACTTTAACCTCTATTAAAGGTGGTATTAATGTTCCAACTGATACTGCAAAAAATACTGCTTCCGTTTTCCCCGATTGTGAGATGTTAATGAACTTCATTAGTTCCCAGCCAGAAGATAGAATTAATGCACGGAACATAGTGCCGTTTTTAGATCTCCCGAGATATAAAACTACTATTTCTTCAACAATCCCTCATACTAATTCGCCAACAACTCAATTAACAGCAAATAATATAACCTTGAATCAGTTGCCCGATTATATAATTTTGTGCGTAAGAAAGCGTATTCAAGATTTTACTCATAATGAGGCTACTCACTTCCTCGCTATTGAGGATATTACTATTAATCTTAATAATGTTAGTGGTTTATTGTCTTCTGCTTCGGTTGATGATTTATATAGAATGAGCCGTAAAAATGGCTCACAGCAATCATACGAAAACTTTATGGGTGTCGCCCAAGCTGAATTAACTAATGCTACTGCTAATGGTGGAAAAACAAATATTCCTACAATTGGTTCGGTTTTAGTGCTTTCTCCCGCTATGGATTTGTCGCTTCCTTCATATTTATCAAATGGTTCATTAGGCTCATACAATCTTTCCTTCTCCGTTGGTGTTAAAAATCATTCGGGGGCGGATATTACTGGGTGTGAGATTGTTGTAATTTGTGCTAATAGTGGCCTACTTTCAACTATTTCGGGGCAAAGTTCGGTTTATACTGGAATATTAACGAAGCAGATGGTAATAGATGCTCGTGCAATGGCTTCATTAGACCCTATTCAGTCTTCTCAATATGTTCGTTTAGTCGGTGGAAATATGAATGAGAAAATGGCTTCAAGCATTAAAGAAATGCCTATGACGAAAGAATATGATAAAAATATGATGATGAAAATGAAAGGATTTGGTGTTTCTTCGGGTGGTGGTGCTTCTTCGGGTGGGCGTTTCGGGCATATGACTACAAGACGCTAAATATGGGGCATAAATATATATTATAAATATCATATTTTCAATAAATATTTTATAACAATATTAGATGCAAAGGCGACATTTTAGACTTCTTTTACATTATTTTACATTATTACAATAAATAATGTAATATAATATAGATGAGTATTACAATCTAATTCTATATAGATTTGTTTTACATTATAATTAGTAATAATTTTAAAATTATTACTTGAAAAAGTCTATTTACAATCTATATAGAGTTAAATTATTTTTTTCATTAGAATATATTTACATTATCTTACATTATTTATTGTAATAATGTAAAATAATGTAAAAACAATCTAAAATAAAGGGTCGGCTATGGACTTAAATATTTTTCTTAATATTTATTGAAAATTAATTATTGAGAAAAATATTAAAGTCTAATAAATCTCTCTAATATTATAATTTAATTTAGAAATATTTTATAATATATTTATATATATATTATAAAATGGATAATGAGGATATATTTGCTTTTCTTTCTATTGATGGAGAACAGAGTTTAGTTGGGTCAAGTGCAGATAAGAATATAAAATATAGTGCTGATTATGATTTGTTTGAAAAGAAGAAGTTTAAAAAAACAACTGATATTTATTTTCATATTTTTAATTTGTTTAGAGAGAAGTTTAAGGAAGCATTTGAAAACCCTAATATATGGATTACTGATTTTAAATGTGGGACATTTAGAGGACAACCTTTAAGATGGAATAGGCAAGAAATTAAAAGAGGCTATAAAAATGTAGATAGTTATATTATTTTATTTACTGATTGCTTACAACAACAAAGCAGAGTTAAATTAGATATTATTGCAATTGATAAAGACCATAATATAACAGAATATAGTGATATATATATGATAAGAATCGGAAAACTTAATTTAACGCCCGAAGAAAATGTTGAAGAAATAAAAAAATCTATATTAGGCAATTTTTATGATTATGCAAGTAAGAAGAAATATTTTAAAGCATTAAAAAGATTATATAGTTGGGCGAAATTAAGTAATATGAAAAAAATAGAAACGGATTTAATAAGCATATTTAATTCATCATTAGGAGTTGATTATAAGACTATGAGCGATTTAGGGACATTAGTAGGGTTATTAGAGCAAAAGTTTAAACCAATAGATAAATCTATAATTATAAAACATTTAGATATGATGAAAATTAATACTAATAAGAGAAATCTAAAAACATCTTTAAACTCTATAATTGATAAAATGAATGATGATATTAATGAGAAATTAATTCCTTTAATAAAAAGTAATAAAAAATTATATATTTATTTTGGTTCTAATTTTTAATTATTTTCTTTTGTTATAGTATAATGTTGTTTAAAAATAGTTTAATTATTCCGCCGAGTATTGATGAAGTTGTAAAAAGAATTGAAACGCCTTTAACTGATGCAGATTTGGAGCGATATTTTGGAAGCGGAAAGAATAGTGAAGTTATGAAATATAATGAGTTGGCTAATTATAGAACTATTGATGAATTACTGCCTTTATCTATTGATTTTAGAATTATTTTAGTAGAACAAGAAATAAATGTGGGTCATTGGATATGTGTTTTAAAATATAGAGATGTTATTGAGAGTTTTAATAGTTATGGAAAGGATATAGATAGACAAAAAGATATGTTTGGTGCAATTAAGAATAAACTATTAGGACAACAGACAGACTATTTAACAAAATTGGTTAAAAAAAGTGATTATAAATATGTAATTAATAGAACCCCATTTCAATCATCTAAAAAAGGGGTTAATACTTGTGGACGCTGGTGCATATTACGCATTATTGCTATGAAAGATTTATTTATGGATTTAGAAGCATTTAAAGAAATGGTTATTAAAGGTTGTAATGATTTAAAAGTAAAACCCGACCCGTTGGTTTGTATATGGATTAATTAATTTTAATTTAAATATTTTTTTTCTATTACTAATATATAAAATGGATATTACTAATCATAATGTAGAAAATGAAACAATTGAAAATAAAGGTTTAGAGAGAAAGGACTATGTAAAAAAATATAATACTGCTTATTATAAAGCAAATGCAAAAGTTATTTTAGAGCAAAAGAAAGAAGCCCGAAAGCAAAAATTACAAGAAGAAAGGTTAGAAGAAATTAGGTTATGGAGAGAAAAACTATTAAATAGTGCTAATCCTTTTACATTAGTTTTTGAAAAATCTTAATTTAAATATATATAAATATATATAAATATGGTTAATATTAAATTGATTGATGTTATACCATCAACAAGAGCAAACAAAAAACTAATGGCGATTTTTGAGGTTAATTATAATACATTAATTAAAGTGCATTTTGGAAGCAAGTTTAGTAAGACATTTTTGGATCATAATGATATAACAAAAAAAGCAAATTATATTAAAAGACATAAAGCATTAGGAACAGAGGATTATACTGATGTTTTTACACCCGCATCATTAAGCATGTTTTTACTTTGGAATAAGCCGACTTTGGAGGAGAGTTTAGAAGATTTTAAAGAGAGATTTAATGTTTAAATATTATATTGTAATTTTTATAAAATTATATTATAATTATAATATAAAATGAATTATGAAAATATCGGAAAAGTAATTGCAAAAGTTATTAATAAAAATGATAAGAAAAAAGATAGGATTATAAGCGTAAGTGATAAGACGGCGGATTTAGATAATCCTCTTAATAAAATTGTTTTAACAAAATCATTTGAAATTATACAACAAATACCAAATAAACAACAAGAAAGGCAGATTTTATATATTACGGGTGCATCGGGGAGCGGAAAAAGTTATTATACGCAATTATATTGTAATGAATATAAAAAATTATATCCTAAAAATGAGATATTTTTATTTAGTTCTATAAATGAGGACAGCAGTATAGACAAAATTAAAGGATTACAAAGATTTATATTAGATGATAGTTTTATTAGAGAGAATATTGGAGCAGAAGATTTTAAAGATAGTATGGTTATATTTGATGATACTGATGTTATTAGTAATAAGATGTTAAAGCTTAAAATTAATAGTATTTTAAATGCTTTATTAGAAACGGGACGGCATTTTAATACAAGTGTTATTTATACAAGTCATATTGCAACAGCGGGGATTGATACAAAGCGGATTCTGAACGAAGCTCATAGTATTACAATTTTTCCATCATCATTAGGAGGGCGAAGTTTAAAATATTTATTAGATAATTATCTTGGTTTTGATAAGGAACAAATAAAAAAAGTTAAAAAATTAGATAGTCGCTGGACTACCATATGCAAAACTTATCCTATGGTTGTTTTAAGTGAAAAAGAAGCCTATTTATTAAAAAATGATGATTAAATCTCTCTAATTTTATATTTTAAAACCATTTAAAAATATAATTTTATATAATATGAGAAATGAATATTTATTATAACGATGAAGTTGCAACAATTTATAATGCAAATATGGAAGCAATATTAAAAGATTTAGAGTTTGATTATATTCTAACAGACCCACCTTATAATATTAATTATAAATATCCCGATTATAATGATAATATGAATGAAGAAGCATATATTAATTTATTTACTAATTTTCAAGGACATAAAACTATTATTATTCATTATCCCGAAGCAATAGTTAATTTTGTATGTGAAGGAATTGGGCGTGTTAAAAAAATATTATCTTGGTGTTATAATAATAATGGTTCAAGCAAAGCTCATAGAAGTATTGCATTTTTTAATTGCGAACCCGATTTAACAAAAGTAAAACAACCTTATAAAAATCCCGATGATAAAAGAGTTAAAAAATTAATAGAAAAACAAGAAGCAAATAATTTAGAAGTTGGTTGCAGAATGTATGATTGGTTTAGTGATATTCAAATGATAAAAAATGTATCAAAAGAAAAATGTGCTGATTTTACTAATCAAATCCCTATTAAATTACTTGAAAGAATATTATTAACAACAACAAAAGAAGGTGATATTATTTTAGACCCTTTTTTTGGTTCGGGTTCTTTATATTTTGCTTGTAAAAATACAAATAGAAAATGTATTGGAATAGAACAATCATTAGAACATTTAGAATGTTTTAAATCACGATTAGCTTAAATCTCTCTAATTTTATATTTTAAATTGCATTTTTTAAAGTATAAAATGAAAAGTATAATATAAGTTATATATATATGGCTGGATTTCAAACAAAGACATTTATTAAACACGATGATTATATGACCCCTAAAAGTGCTTGGGAGAATATACAACATTTAATACCAAAAGATAAAGTTATATGGGAGGCTTTTTATGGAGATGGAATGAGTGGGACTTATTTAAGAGAATTAGGGTTTAATGTAATACATGAACCTATTGATTTTTTTGAGAATAACTTGGGAGATATTATTGTTAGTAATCCGCCTTTTAGTTATTCCAAAGAAATCGTGCAATATTTAGCAAAATTAGATAAACCATTTATATTATTATTTCCAGTAAGCAAAATAAATACATCATATTTTAGAGAAAACTTTATTAATAAAGGACTGCAAATAATTATACCAAGAAAAAGAATACATTTTACAAAAATGATAAATGGAGAGAAAGTTAAGGAGTGGAAGAATGCTTGTAATTTTGATTGTTTTTATTATTGTTATAAAATGGGTTTTGAAAAAGATATAATATGGCTTGTTTAAATCTCTCTATTTTATAAGTTTGGTTTTAAAAAAAATAATATAAATTAGTATTATATAGAAATGAGTGTATGTGAAGAGTGTGAATATAACTTTTATCAAATAAAGCCTATTAATGATGCATTAACAACGGGCATATATGTAGGCAAGACTAAACGCCCTATTGTTAAAAGGTTTAGAGAACATGTTAATTATGTTAATAAAGGATTAAATCGTAAAGTTTATAATTACATTAGAGAGAATGGTGGCTCAAATGCCTTTAAAATATTATTAATAGAAAATAAAGCAAATCTGAAACCAAGTCAAGCGAATCAAATAGAAGAGCAACATAGACAAGCCTTAAATGCTGATCTAAATACTATAAAATGTTATTTATCAAAAGAGGATAGAGTTGGTTGGAAGCAAATGCGAATTACTTGCGAATGTGGAAGCCTTTATAGACAAGACAATAAAGTTCATCATTTAGCAACAAAAAAACATAATGATTTTATTAATCCTCCAAATCTCTCTAATGTTTAGAAATCAATCTTTAAAATATTCTAATTATATATAAAATGGATATTTACTATATAATTAAAAAGGTTATAGATATAAGCAATAATGAAGTTGAAGTTAGAAGCATTTTGTAAATTGTTAGTTTATATATATATATTAAAAGGACTTAAAGACAACCCTCTATATATATATGCAGAGATGAGTGCCGTTATGATTTCCAAATTAGAAAATATGATTATGGAAGTTATGTTAGATGAGTATCTCATTAGACACAGACTTTTTAATCCGTATGGCTCTTATAGAGAAAGCATTTTAATCCATTTAACGCCATTTGAAGAACAGACGGAAGATAATAAAGGATTTAGTATGTTTGGGAGTGGTGAAGGTGGTGATTTCATTTTTGACCCATTAGAAGAAGAACTAATGAAAAGAGCAGAACTTATTTTTAAGGAAGATAAACAGACTTTTCAATTGTTATATGATGAAGGGCGGGAATATTTATATAATGGA